AATCCGCGCCCTGCAAATACGCGCCCCGCAAATCCGCGCCCTGCAAATACGCGCCCTGCAAATCCGCGCCCCGCAAATCCGCGCCCCGCAAATCCGCGCGCTCGCCACCTTGATCTGTAGCCCACAACTTATGTGCTTCTAAAATCTTATTAATTTCATCTTTTTTCATTTCGTCCTCCGTTTGAATATTTGATTGATAATAGTATATCACGTATGTATACAAATGTATACAGTTATTTGTCATAAAAATGTAATAAGGTTTACTCCAAATCTGCAACCGTGAAGTGTTTAGCCGTCCACCAGCTTTGACCAACCGGGACAACTGCGAACACCATATCCTGATCCGGCCAATCGAAATTAGCGTCCAGCAAAACCTGAACAGCATTCCTTGGTGACATTGCCCGTACTGTGATCTCAGGACACTTTTCTAATTCAACGTCATTTGGTAGAAACTTGTAGCGGACTTGGAAGGGACTCTTGACGGCGCAAAGACGGCGGCGAAGTTCTGAAATTTCGTCATTTATGCAAGAATAAAATAAGCATTCTTTTTCAGTGAGTGCTAATAATTCTTCGTTGGTTATATCTTGTAGGTTCATAATACCTCTCTTGTATAGTTAGCAAAATAAGCAATAAGAAGTTGTAGTAACTTCATGTCGGTCATTCCTACTTCGATCCTGATTGAGGATTGGCCAGAACACGTAAATACTCCGTATAATTTGCCATCGTAATCCTTTTTTATTTCGAATATCATTTCACACCTTCACCTTCGGGTGGTGTAACATATTGCCATTGAGTATATTGGTTTTGATATCCAAAAACAGAATAATTCTTATTCTCAATAGTCCAATGGCTCCCATGAAGTCCGGAGGCTAAATAGGCAAAAACTGGCTGGCTTGATACTCTATCATGCAAGAGCAACAACTTGTTTTCTTCCGGCAGTCTCTCGCTCACCGGCACCCACCGCGTTAGAGACCGGAGACGCTCGATCTCATCCAGCAAGGCGTGACTAGCTTCTTTTAAACTGCAAACGCCATCAAAAAAAACCGTTGCGTCGCTAGACTTGTTTTCGCGTAGTATTTTGTGCAATTCTTCTGTGTATTCCATTATTCTCTCCTAACTCAGTTTTTTGCATTCTTGACAATTACATTTCATTCCGTTGATCCGTTTTTGCTGACCGGCGCGGAATGCCTCGTTATAAGATTTAAAGCTGATTCGATTCTCACAATATAACCGCACCCCCATTTTTGTGTCATTGTGATAACCTGCGTATTCGATCTGACCAATTAGCTGCTTTCGATTCATCAATTCTCCTCTTTGCGTATCCATGCGCAACCCGGTTGAGTGATTATCCTATGTATGGATTATAAGGATCGCCATAATAACCTTGTCGGAGTTCATCAGCTTCTTCTTCTCTTGCAGACCGGTACATTTCACGCAAGTATTGGTTATATTCCTGCATTGAAATCTGACCATCATTTAATTGTTCTTCAAGAGATTGTTCTTCACGTTCTACGGCTCTATCAAGTTGTACGCTCACCTTAGTCTCCTTGGTTAGATGTTTGAGTTATGCTTATAATATACGGTATTCGATGGGGGAAAGTATAGTGATGAATGTTACTATTTTGATTATGACATCCTGACCATTTCGCTACGGTCAACAAATAGGTATCAAAACACACCCATGAGGACCACTCAACAGGTCTATGCGATACCCATTCAAGCCCTCTAAATGCCATCAAATTTCGACGCAATAGTAATACTTGATACATAGTGACTTAAATAAAAAATCCCCCTAAATATCAGGGGGTTAAAAGTAGCGGGTGCTAGAGTCGAACTAGCTATAACGAGCTTATGACACTCGCGGTTTACCGAAACAACCCGCTTGGAGCCAAGGAGAGGACTCGAACCTCCACATACCTACACCTATCGTTAGGCTCTCTGCCATTGAGTTACCCTGACTGGAGCCGGGATTCCTGCCAGTAGTATTATCCCTCCCGGCGACACAATCTCTATCAGGTCATGTGCCAGCAAGCGGAGCAGTAGTCTGGAAACTTCATGAATTATACCACAAAACAAAACCACCCTCCTCTAGAATGGGGTGGTTATGCGATAGCCAATGGCCATCCACGTGAGACTTTAGGCGCTCACCTGCCAGTTGAATCGTACTCCCCTATCAAGTAGGATTTCGGATTCTTGCAACCACTTGGGCCGAGCCCAATTGTCACCGAATACGGCTAGGATTGCATGATTTAATTATACCGTACTATTTTAATAACATCGCCATCGTACTGATTTTAGCAACGGCACCCGGTATTATAGACGTAACCAACCAAATTATTACAGCGGTCATAACGGTAATACACGCCCCTATAATATAATTCGAGGCTTTGTCACGACGTTTTAACACATCCTCGATCATGGTTATCCTGGACTTCGCGCCATCCTGCCCATTAGGAGTAACTCCATTAATAAAATTGTCATGTTCACATACTTGCTTTTTGAGTTCCGTTATTGAGACTGCCATGTATATTACCTCTTGTTTATTAGATTTTTTTCAACCAATCCATGCTTATGTATCCTACTTCATTTCTTCCCCAGCCTAATTTCTGTGTGCCGTCTCCCATAGTAATAACATAAATTTTTACCTTTGAATTCCTGGATAATTTGTTAATTACCAGGGATGATTTTTCCGGGTATTTCCTGACCATCACACGTGGCCATGCGGTAACTTTGTACTCAATGTATTTAGGTTGCACGACCACAATAACATCATCGTCCGGCGTATCACCAAAAAACGTTGCGAACTCCACCGCCGTTCCAAGCCACCCATTGAGGTCAAGGGTTGCATACTGCATTCCCATTGATCGACCGTCACCGGTTCCGTTATCGTCCATATCTCCATCTGAGGCATATTGCCAGATCAACGGCTTTGTTTTCCATCCCTGTTTTTCGACTATGTAAATAACGTCACTCTCGTCCAGCCCTTCAACGGTTCGGTAAGGATACCATGCCACCCAAAGGGGACGATCCCTAAACCAATCTGGATACCAATCGAAACATCCTGGGGATGTGTATATTCCGTTTTCATTACCTGTTAGTCGGTCAATTTCCTGTAAAAACGCTTTAGCGATTCTCTGTACACGATCCAGTACCTCTTCAATCAGGGGTGCGCCGTCTACGTTGGTCCTTTCGATGTCCAAAAACACAATCGCCTCTGAATCGTCTTTGATAGCGTTCCAACAATTAACCGCCTGCTCTTTTCCCCACGCTTTGTCAGATACGCCATTAACCGCTCCCGCCATGTGATTCGAGTAATAATCCAAATACCAGTAGGGGATCCTCTTGACCTTCCCCTTTGCATTTTTCCAGTTTTCTTTGAGTTTTGAGTCGACCACACGACCGTAACCTACTCGTATGGCAGCAAAATCACACTTAACTTTAGTCCAGTCGATCACCCCATTATGTGTACTAACGTCGATACCACGAATTGAAAAATCAGTAAATTTTATACCCATTTATGGCACCTCGATTATGTCTGCACCCGGAAAAACATCAATAAAGAATCCGTTTAATCCGTGATCTGGATTAGTTGAAGGTTCGGCAATAAGAGCAGCCAGTCCATTGGTAGTAGTATATCCTGAAGCAGTTGTAGCAGCCCTTCCAAATACAGTGAATTCATAATAACCCGGTTGTAGATCAAAATTCTGTGGTATTGTGATTTCTGCATAATGCCCTGGACTTCTCTCGTCAATATTCACCCCTCTTGTTACATTTCTCAGAGATTCGTCTTGTTGTACCGTTACGTAACTAGCAGTAGTAAGTCCTTCCAAAGTTTCTGAATATTTATAGGCAATATTAAAACCGATGCTTATAGCACCCTGATACCCAGTAATATCACCTTGATGAATAACATCGACACTTAATAGAGCTTTTATGGCGGCAGGATTATTTAACTTAAATCTTATTCTAAACCCGGAAAGTTCGGCGCCATAATATGTCATGTTCGCTATCTCATCAATATGACTTTCGAGTAATGTTATATTATTCGTGATTTCAGGTAAACCAGGGACGCTCGTAGCAGTTGGTGTAATCGTAGGCGTATTGGTTACTGTTGGAGTTAATGTTTCTGTGGCTGTATTTGTTGGCGTTGACGTGAATCCGTCATCATCCCCATAAATCCTCATTTCGGTTGCTGCCGACCAAACACCCGTTTGAATCCTCACCCACACACATGAGAATTGAGTAGTAGTGTCTGTTGAAGTTATTGTTTTAGTTGTTACAGAATTTATATCTGTAAACGCGGAAAGGTTTCCAATCAAAGTACCGTCCGTTGAATAACTAGGAACTCCAGAAGTCCTGCCATATAAAGTTAATGTTATTTGAGTTGTTAACCCTGAAGCGTCAAATCCATTTGGCTGTGAATCTATTTGAACACTAGAAATAGTATGAGGGGTTGAAAATACCACACCTACATATCCACTAGTAGCCTGAGCATAAGACGAAGTTCCTTGACCATCAAATATTCTATCAAGTCCTAAAACCGTCATATCGCCTATTTTAGTCCCTGAAGTATCTAGTTGTGTAGCATCAGCACTCGCAGGTTGGGTAATTATCAGAACAACAAAAAACACTATCACAAGAATTACAGAAATTATTTTTTTCATAACACCTCTCTTAGTCAGAACATATAACTTGAATTCCACCAATATCAGTAGTGGATTCAATTAATGATATACCGTTTACTGCTACGCCTGTGGAATATCCTGTGGCATCGACAGTTGAAGCGTCGTTACCACTCTTGTAATAATATTGCCAATTTGTTAGGGTTGCTACATATTTCGTAGTATCCTTAGTCGTATCTGTAGACGTGTAAAAAGATATGATTAAGTTTTTACCAGCCGGAAGCACCAACGCCGCCTGATCAGATACTATACTTCCATTGGCAGCAATTTCACAATTCCAAGCCCCGCTGAATAAAAGTTGGGTTGGCGTATTTATAAAATCGTAAGCATCTCCGCTGTCCGACGCTTGCCCTATATACGCAGCACCAATCTTAAGCCCTTCCGCACCTGCTTTGAAGGTTACTCGATATAAATATCCTAAGTTTGACAACCCAGCCGAGCTTATTAGTTGCCTGGTTGTAATATTGGCGCTTGTATTATCCGTGGTTATTGTTGCGCTTGCAACTGTAGCCCATGCCATTAACTCACCGCCGTCTTTTTACCTGAAATAGCTAAACTCAAATTAGTGATCGTTCCCGCTCCTGTAACATAAGGCATAATCCAATCACCCTTGCTAAACGTGGTAGAAGTCCATCCCGTAAATGTAGTATTCTGATAAACATTCGTCCCTGCTATTGCAGGTTTCGAAGCCGTGCCAACGATTGAAAATGCAGTACCCGGAGTTCCTGTACCCACTTGCGCATACGTCATTTTGTAAATATCAACGGTTCCATTACCTAATACCGTCCCTGAATACAATCTTACAGCTTCAATAGTTCCATTGTACCCGCACTCAAACGCAGGATATAAAGTTACGGATGTTGGATATGAAATGATGTATGTTAATGAGAAATCATCGTCAATCCATTTAGCGGTTCCATTCATAATTAACTTTTGAGAGGTTTCCCCTGCACCCGCCATGAGAGTACCTACCGCCCCCGCTAAAGATTGTGCAATAGCGTTTGGAGTGGCTCCAAAATTAGCAGTACCGCCCCTCTGAAAAGGGAAGGTGTCTGCTGCTGCTGGCGTACCAGCGGTCATGGATGAAATTTGTTGATCTGACATAATGACTCCTTAATACAAAATTACCAGCCTCAATCAAGAGGCTAGTAAAATATCAAATGTCTGCTTTGGCAGTTATCTAATTGATAGGTATTGCTCACCAACCATAACAGGACTTCCAGTCGGTACTCCGACCGCTCCTGAACATGGGTCAATGATAGTATTTCCAGCGGCAAGTGTAACACCGTCCGCTACTTGCAACCCTTTAGCCCCGTAAAGCATAGGGCAGGATACTAGACCGTTACGAGGATATGAAGCCCCTCTTGAATTGTACATATCAAGGATTTCAGCAGCGGTGAGGATGCGGTTGTAAACCAATACCTTGTGAACAATACCATCAAATTGAGGGGAAGAACCAATGTTCGTATTGCTGGTTCCAATTTTTGTTGTTGGAATATATTCCGTAGCATAGTCCATTAAAGATCCAGACGGGGTTACGATTTCAGTAACTCCAGACGCTACGCCATTAACATAAAATGACGGATCATTACCGGTTGACGAATTGTCGTATGACGCACAAACTAAACCTAAATTTCCAGCTCCAATAGCTCCCGATGAATCCCAGGCAGCGTCGTGTGAACCACTTACTCCTGTCCAAAACGAAATAAACCGTATTTTTCCGTTTGAAAGCATAAGTTGATACCCACCAACGCCGTCATAATCTCCTAAAGTAAATGTCAATTGTGTGTTGATATTAAAAATGTGCTGAAATTCAGATAAACTTTCAGGCGTAATCCATGCACATATTGTTTTTTGTGTCAATCCCTTAAACGATTCAATTTCGCCAAACGACACATATTGAGGCGAGCTTAATGTTTCAAAATTAATCGCCATCGGTACCCTCCTCACCACCCCGAACGCGCTTAGAATCAATACTCCTACAAGAAGCGCCGCAATGATTATCCATTGAAATACTTTTCGTTTCATTTTTCTCTCCATTATCAGTTGAATGTCTGATAATAGAAGTATATAACTTTCTTTGTAATAAAAGATATATGTATTTTGTCACTTTATTTCACCGTCTCTATAAAATGCGGTTCCACCAGCGGTATCTTGTGCATCTCCCGTATATCTGTAAAGTAAAACATTTACTGAGTCACCCGCTGCGATTGAATCGTTATTCGTCAAGGTAATGTCGAATGCTGTAGTTATACCAGCCGTACCAGGACATGCCACGGTTCCCAAGTTGACCGCTGCGAAAGTCTTATTACTCTTTGCATCGCCTACTGACCTTGCAGCCACTTGCACCCCAAACACAACCGATCCTGCAATAGCCGTACCCATGTAGAAATTACCTTTAGCATGAGGGGTTGAAGTTCCCGCGCTCGATGGCCATCTACCCTGCCATTGTAAATAGTAATCAGCAGTCCCGATAAAAGAAGCCACATAATCATTAGGAATAGGATTAGCCGTTCCCGCTTCAACCTGTGTTACAGGTGCATTCGTTACGCCTGAAATAAACGGTATCCTAGTAGAAGGATCTAGGCTAATATAATTAGCACCCATTGCAGAATAAAGATAACTTAAATTATCTGATATTTGCTGTTGTAACATTGTGTCGGTTACAAGTTCACCCGCTTGCCATGTTCTCGGAGTTGTCCATGCCATAATTTACCTCTTTAGAATCCTACGAAAGTTGTTTGGTTTAATTCACTTTGTCCAACCACGCCCAAATACCAGAACGCGAAAGTATCATAACTTGAGCTTTTCACGTTCCACGAAAACATGATAATTTCACCTGGTAGAATAGTAAAATCTACCCCGTTGATAAAATAATCACCTGACACGCCACTCACACTTTCGACTGCTGTAAATCGTGAACCAATATCCATGTACAAAAACGCTGCCAATAATTCAGGACTTCGGTTTGCGTAGTAAGGTAAAACCTCTGCTCTTGTTACTGGGTCTTTGAATTGATTTAACATAGTAGTAATAAAAGCCGTTGCCACGGTCGGATCATCTTGTAGTTTCATGTCAAGATTTAATGTGTGTTTACCATGAATCGCTATACTTGAAGCGTCTGACACAAAACTAATAACAGGATCGTAAACCCTGACCGCCGTCCCTTGAGCTTGCACATACGCATACCCGTTAGCCGTCCCGGTATTCGTGACGTTATAAATAACATTATTAGAGTAGAATGTGGGTGTACCAATATTAAAACTACCTGTTAAATCAGCACCTGTTTTATCTCTGTTTGCGTTCATCCAATAATCTGCTGTCCCAGGAGCTAACATTGCTTTTGCAGAAACGCTTTGTGATTGATTTAATGGATCAGTATAGGTTCCTTTTATGGTAACCGTTTCACCCGCCGTTATAGGAAAAGCGGAGTTAGTCTTAAACAATACTTCGGCTGCCGTCCCAACTTGTCTAGGATAAGCAATCCCTTGAATGTAGTTATAGAGATTATTTCCACTGGGTATTTCTCCATTAAGTTGTTTGTTATCAAACGATATAGAAGTACCTGCGTTCAATTTTATGAACCCGAGACCGTTTTCTAACTTAATTTTGAATCCATTTTCTTGTAGTAAATATCCAGTTGCATCCGTTGGCATTGGTACAATGGTCGTAGCAGGAGTCTCTGTTCTTGTCATCCTTCCATCAACCGTGAATATCTCATAATGAGTTAGATCATGTTTTACGTACGAATAACCTAATTCAGCCAGATTGGCTTTGTTCATTTCAGTGATACTTTTTGTGGTACTTTTTAGCGTGTCGAATCCAGTAGCAAAAGTTTCTTCACACGTATTGTATTCAGTTGCTAAAGGTTGTACCTGTTGGTTAGCTAAAACTAAGGCTTGTATTTCAGCAGATGTTTTATTTTCAACAAAATCAGGAGTCTCAATATCTGTGATCGAACACTGCTCCATGAAGTCTCTTACTTCAACGTAAACTTTTCTAGCACCGTTAGTACCTGTGGTTATTGTTATTCCTTTTTCTGGAATTCGTCCATAAAACTTCGGGTGTGTTTTGCCATCGTATTCTATTGAGAGCCTGACTGGAATTCCAGTTTGAAATCCTGATCTGCAATTGATATGACCCGGTGAGTAATAGCCTATTAATTCAGCACTGTTTATCTCTGAATTATCCAAAGAAAAACGCATACTACCTGTTGATGCAGTCCTTGCTAAAGGCGATTGTTCTTTTATCCCATAAGATACAGAGATATTATCAGGACGCAAAACATCCTCTGAGACGTCTGTCCACGCTCCAGCGGTTCCTGCTAATTGCATCTCTATCTTAAAACAGTTTTCACAAGTCATATTATGCCAGTAGAATGGCGTCCCTTAATTGAAGCGGTAATCTGTCTAACTTACTTGACATCATATTTATAGCGTTTAGTAAATCTCTATTGCTATCTTGACCCGGTCGTTGAACCGATATTTCTTCTCCCGCGCTCGCAGTAGCAACACCGCCTAAATTAAATCCCTCATATCCAGCCCAACTAGGGACTGTGAATGAACCACCACTAGCAAACGCTTCAGGTTTTGATTGACCTGGTTTTGGAATTACCAGACTTGAACTGCCACCGCCACCACGAACTACATAATCCACATAAACCGTACTATCACCTTCAGCGGCGTTCCTGTGTTTAAGAAAATCATCGGCAGCGGCACTTGCATCTTGATAGGCGGTTAGTGCGTTGTCTGCATAAATACCCCATTCGATACCTTTGGCAATTAGCCATTCCTTTTCTTTGTCATCTAATACGCCATCGGCTGCCATTTTTTCTTGTATGTAGCCCAAAATAACAGTGTTGGTCTTTAGTTGATAGGCTTCAGTTTCGTCAATTATAGATTGGTTTATTTCACCTAATTGACCCCTAATTTCTTGTACTTTTTTACTTTCCTCTGAGTATCCAGCATCCTTTAATTCCTGGAGTTTCAAGAATAAATCAAAACTTTTATTGTGAAACTCTTCTAGTTTGTCAGAGTGATCTTGTTCAATATTAGTCCACACCTTTACTTGATTTATGTTATCTTCGTTCATCTTTGTAATGGCGTTATTTTCTTTTTCAATTTGAGCAATCATTTCGTCTGTTAGAGTTATTTGTTGTCCGGTGCCTTCAATCCACTGATTAATGGTAGTATCCCAAATCATTCCGTTGGTGGAATATAATGCTGTAAGTTTTTCAATTTGTGTAATTTGTGTTTGAGTAGTAGCAACTAAAGATTGTATCTCTGCGGTTGTTTTGAATTCTCCAGTATCAAAGTTCTGGTATCCACCGAATGACATTCTTGCATAGCCAAGTTTAGCAGCTTCGTTTTCCAATTCTTGCCGCGTAGTTAATGCTTCATATATGCTAATTCGATATTCCTTCCATTGTCTAGTTAAACCGACAAGGCTTTCTCCAACAGCTTCTTTATAATTTTCTTGCGCAAGTTTCAATCTATCCGAAGCGTCACCTGCCTGACTCATTGCTTCAGCAGCCCCGCCATATTCTGTGGCAAGTTCAGCCATTATTAGTTTCTGGTAACCAATAAGATCATTCGATTCTTTGAAGTTTTCAATCTGGTTAATTTGTTCTTCAGTAAAAGAAACCCCGGCTCTTTTCAAGGCAGTATATCCGGTAAAATCATTCATTGCCTTGCCAACCATTGTTACTTTGCCTTGTAAGTCACCACCCAATACCGCTGCCATGTCACCAGCCAACTTAATGGTTTCTGGGAATACATCTTTATTTATTTTAGTGAATGTAAGCATAACCGCTTCAGCAGATATAATCATTTCATCATCAATGCCGGTTGCTTTGCTCATTGAGTCTGCAAGTTCCTTCATCTGTGTTGAAGTAACCCCGGCTTGACCGCCAGTCGATCTTAATACAGCTTCTAGTTTTGCGTCAGCTAATGCAGACTCATTAGCGGCTTGCTCACACTCCATAAAAAACTGGATTGTTTTTTGTAATGCCGCCGCTACTAACCCAACGGCACCAGCCGTACTTAGAGAGATTCCGGTAACAGACTGAAAAGAAGTTCCAAGTCCACCAAGTTTAGACTTCGAATTAGCCAACCCCTTTTCAAGGTCGGCTGTTTTCGCTCCAATGTTGTACCACATTGATCCTATTTGACCCATGTTATGCCTTTGCTTTTGCTATCTTACTTTTTGCATCGTCAATGTTTATAAGATCGTTTATGTCTCGTACCGATAATGCTTTAATTGTTGGTATGGTCCAATGAAACCGTTCTGCTAAATTCCAAATTAGTAATTCAGGGGGAGCGGGTTTTTTGAAAACAATACAATCGAAAACCCGCTCACTTAGTTTTTTGGATCGTCTAACGGTTTCATAGCCTTGTCTATCAAGGCGTTATAGAACCTTTTGGCTTCATTCATTTTCATGGATTTAATGGTTTCTTCTTTAAGTCCGGTAATTCTAGATAGTATCTCAATTTCAGATTTTCTCGCAAACACCGGACTTCTTAAATCCTGCCACTCACCAAAAGTGATTTTCTCAAGGTCAAACGTAACTTCATCCCCATTTGACAAAGTAAAGTCAGACATTAGTTAGTCCCTTCCACACGCGTACCATTTTGCTGCCATGAGCAAGATGCTGTACTTTTTTCATTATACGGGGTCGTGAATCCGACACCTTTTGAGATAGCTGGAATTGTATATCTCGGTTTTGTTACAGCAGTTCCTTCAGGTTGCCACATCAAAGTACCCGACAAGCCTTCGGTCAATGTTGACCATGTTGCGGTACCTCTCAGATTAGTACCTGACTGAAAATAAGAGGTCATTGAAGCTTGACCATCTAAAAGCATTTTCAGGTACTTTTTATTGGTATCTGCCCCACTCGATTGATCTGAAAGGTCAACGGAAGGGGTGTAATCAAAATTCGTTTGATCACCTGAGATGATGTTAGTCCCCGATCCTTGATACCATGTTACAACTAATGCACTTCCTGAATAAGAGTTTGTACTCATTGTATTTTCCTTTTCTATGAACGAATTCTGTAAAGCGCCCCAGCCATATAAACTGGTTCGCCATTACTCAAATATTCTGTATTCTCAAATTCACCCTCCCTTGCAGTCCAAAAGTTATTCCTACCCGTTATGGTCAAAGTTTTGCCATGTAACAAAGCATCTATCTGTGTATCTATATTTCCTGCTGCGGCGGTGTTTACTTTTGAATATCCCCTGATAAAATAGACGGTATTCTTTTCTCTGTTAGGGCTCTCGTTAGCCTCACCACCACCTTGTAAGTTGAAAACAACATAAGGATACGCAGCCGTTCCCGCTTGATCTTTATAGATAGAGTTAGTTCCTGCGAGTAAAGCGGTCAACGCGGTTCCCTGTTGAAGTGTCGTGAATATGGCAGCGCTAACCGGATTCATGGCCTGTCAATCCTTTCCACCGCTCACCTGAATTAAACTTCTGTGAGACACTTTCGGCGGCTGGAGTTAAAAATGGTTGGGCTCTTACAAATCCTTTTGCAAAATCAACATCACCTCCAGCGCCATAAGACACCCCGAACCCATGTCCTAACTCAACTGACTCTGCGTAATTCACACTTGGCCCTACATTGACAAATCCTTCATCTGGTTTAGGATGTTGAATCGTTTCAACTTTTGGATTAGCACCCTTTGCCTTAGATTCTGCAACGTTGAAAGTACCGCCTTGCGAAGTCTCTGTATAAATTGAATTCCGTAAAGCTGATGTATCAACAGGTGCGTTTTGTTTAGACGCGCTTTCAATATCAAAACCAATAATTCTGACAATAGCGTCTCTATTCTTACCGAGAGCTTTTGCAACTCTATCAACTTCTTTGGTGTCGATAACTATGTCACTCATACTTTTTCCAATTCAGCACGAACCGTAACATTCCATGACCGATCTTGTCCGCTAACAGCAACCGCGTTGTATTGATCACTTCCATAGGCAAATCTATTTCCAGTTGAAATCACCGCGTTATAAGGTAGGGTTAATATGGTCTTTTGGTAACTCTTATAACCACCACCTTGCATTTGTTCACGACCGTTTACCACATCAACCCTACAATCAATGGCGGTCGTACCCGCCCACACAACAGAATTACCACCTTGACCGTCCGAAGTTATACTGCCTGCTAAGATAGTCCCACTATCAGGCATTGTCTCTAATACCTGGTTACGCATAAACGATAGTTGAGACGAACTAATGAATCCCACTCATGTCTCCTCTAAACATTGATACTGTGTTTTGTTTTCCTAGACTTGCGAAGTATGAAGCCTGTTTTGTGTAGAACTGGAATACTTGACTATTCTTGATTGAGTGATTATCGCTTGACCAATCGACTTGATTAGCCACATTAGAAGCCTTTCGTTTCCAAATCTCACTAGCCGCCATATTTGGATCGTATGTCCTGCCAGTTGCATAGAAAGCCGTCCCTACTGTGTCATTAGTGAAAGTAACTACACCTCTTACGTTATCGACTGAATAAAGAGATGTTCCTACGACCGTTCCGCTTGCGTATTGTAAATAGAATAATGTCCCGGCTTCTGTGTTATCGTAAATGTGAAATTCTTTATAAACAACAGATCCCGCTACTTGTTCTGGAATAGTTTGCATTGGTTCAAATTGGAAGTCCTTACGATGATTATCCAATGAGGCTTGAATGTGGTCGTCCGAGAAATAGGATACAGTCCCTACGGTAAACTCACCCGTTCCGGCGTTTGATAATTCCCTTACGGTTTGAACTAAGTCACTCATTCCAGTTCTTGCCATTGTTTACCTCATACACGAAACTTTATATGGTCATCCAAAAATGATGTTTTCATCATTGAAAATCTTTTTTCGGCAGGTGCTATTCCGTGCCATCCTACGATTACAGGTTTTTCGCACATATTCACATTTACGGTTGCATTGTATTTGTCGTCCATTTTAAACACCCAATCAGTGTATTTCTTAGCCATTTCATTGAATGAACCTTGCTCAGCCCATCGTTTGTCACCAGGAAAAGAGTCCCACCATTCTTGCATAAAACCTGAAATTCCAGGATGATTTTTTACAAATACCACTCCTACGTTTAGGTGTGTCGGTATGTCATATTCTTTTGGTAAGTTTTCGTGTTTATGTTCAACACATCCAATAAATTTATCAGTAAAAGCATCTCTCAAATCCTGGCTAAAGTCCACAATAGCAGTATCAGTATCCAGCCAAAAGATATATTTATAACCACGTTCCAAGGCGTTTTGAATCATTTTGATCTTATGCCATGCCCCCGTAAAAACATCCCTTTCAGTCGGTTCACCAAAGTAAACTTGATAATCCATTTGGTGACTTCTGGCATACGCGGCGTGTCTTTGCATTGTGAGTCTCAACATATCCGAGTAGTACCCGCCGCCGTTATTATTTTCTTCATAAGCCTGTTGTAAGATTATGCCGTCTCTCATTTCAACCCCTTTTCAATATCAGCTAAAACAGGTTTCCAGTATTTCTCATAAACAAGATCAGCGTCGTACTCCAATGCACCTTTTAGTGCTTTTTTTCTTGACGATGGATGAAGATACTCTGATCCTAAAGCTAATTCAATTGCTCTAACATGTGGTATATACATACAACTAGCCTGTGGGGTATAGAATGGGGTTGAGTCTTTTATGTCAATCTTGTGTCCTGAAAAACATAATTCACTCATTGCCGTCCAGTCGCCTACGATTACAGGACATCCACACGCTTGCGCTTCAAGAATAGGTATTCCGAATCCTTCACCCATTGAAACTAACATGAACACGTCCAAACTTGAATATAAAGCCCTCATCATTTCAACAGGTGCACCCGAATGAGAAAAGTAAGGATCGGTAAAAATAATATCCTTACCAATCTCTAATCCGTTTTGAGCGCATAGTTCTTTGAAGTGGACAACACCTTCCATGCCTTCGCCTGTGTGGGTGTGTAATAAATAAACCGCCTTTGGGTGAGATTGTTTGAATAGAGTAAATGCGTTAATCATCTCAACAAAAGATTTACGAGACGGGTGAGCGCCTTTATTCATTGCAACCGTTCCTATGATATATGCGTCCTCAGGGAGTTGTAATATCTTACGAGCTTCTTGTTTATCTATCGGATAAAATTGTTTTGTGTCAACCGCATGAGGGACATAATAACAATCTAATCCGGCTTCTATCGTTTTTTGTACCCCATATTTACTCATTGCAATTCTTTTGTAAGCCGCTGTAAGTCTCTCTCTCACTAAAGGCGGCATGGGGTTTGAGTCTACCGGGTAGTAAGCAATCCACTTAAAATTACTAGGTATTGTCTCTGGTTGGATCACCCAAGCGTCTGTTAAACTAAACATGATATTAGTTCCAAAACGCTTTGTATGCTCTACCCAAATATCTTGTCCATAGGGATGTAAACCAGCAGGAAAAACCTCTATACCGTTAAAGTTGATGTTATGACCCGTGAGTCCTACGTAAGCTATTAGAGCCGGGTCGTGTCCATCTGCTTTCATTCTCGGAAGGAATAGGTTTGTTTGTACTCCATAACCCGATCCCCACCACATTGCATTACTAAGCCATGTAAAACGCATGAATCCCTCTCATGTTATCCCGGTTGCTGGCAGGAAGGGGTGGGATTTGCCCTTTTCGATTCTAGTATCTATCCTGCCAGTTTAATTAATTTACCGACCCATCACCGCGTTACCAAGGACTGTGATTGTGTGAGCGGTTGCGTTTTCAGCGGTTCCAATGAAACGCGCTCCAACGTATTCTCCACCATCCACCCAGCCATCCGCAACGGTAATAGTACGTGCGACATTTGCAGTCCATGCGCCCGTGCCAGGGATAGTTCCAACGGTACCGCTTAGGGTGGAGATTGTCCCGGTTGACATGGTGACAATTTCAAGACCCCATGCAGACCCAGCCGCTAAAGTAGCGGATGAAACAGCGCGAAGTTCCTTGATAGTAAACCCGCCACCTTCAGCGTCAGCAGGTGCTTTACAAATAGCGTAGTTAGTAGTTCCTACGGCTAATGTACCAGCACCTAAAACAAAGTTGAAAGGAAAGTGATTCATAGTATTCTCCTAACTTTCCGGTGCAGTAGCATCGCCAACGATCATAACGCCCAAAGTCGGACGCCATACGCCACATGCGTAAATTGCAGACATATTGAACTGATAACCGATACGGTCAGCTTTACGTTCCGGCTCAACCACAATAGGTTTTCTCCAGTCGATTGCTAAAGCATTTCGTGGGAAAACACCGCCCTTGAAGTCACTAGAACTATCTGCGGCAGCAAAGACCTGATAGATAGGCACGCCCATGAAATTAGCCACAAAACCGCTGCGGGTCATTTCTTCGGTGTAACCAGGTGCCTGTGAAAGTGAGGAGCCAGCCACAGATGCGGCTTTAGCCAAAACGGAATATTGATAACCGTGAAGCACACAGGCTAAAGGAACTTTTGAGTTCTTGTTAGCGTTTCGTGCCTGAGCGATTGCAGCAGCAATCCATCCCCAAGTTACGGGAGAATTGGCAGTACCAACGGTTCCACCTGTCAAGGAAGCCATAAGAGTAACAAGATCGGTTTCAACCTTGTCAGAAGCCGCTAGGCCAAGTTCACTTGCAACATCATTTACGATGTCTTCAGGGAGCATGGATGAAGCGCGTGCATCTGAAACAAAAGCACCTTGAGCGATGATCTTAGGAGTTAAGTCCTGATCCGCCGAAGGCGTGAAAGTCGCTGAAGTGATGGCATCTCCATCTGAAATTTCAACAGCGGACAGTTGATTGTATTTATAGCCACGCCGAACATTCATTCCTTCGGCGTCTCTAAATACAGTAATCAGATTCTGCATTGTGGCAGTTTCACGTACCACAAAGTAAGCATCTGATTCGATACGTTGAGCGATTGAACTTACATCACCCCAAATATTGTAGCCCATAAGTTACTCCTTAGATGTTTAATCGTTTCCGCCTTTCCGCGTCCGTTTCAGTGGCTTGTAATCCACCCCCCGGATTAGTCGGGTTTGTTACGGCGGTTTTCCTTGGCAGTGTTTCCAAAATCTCTTTAGCGTCCTTCTCGATTTCTTCAGGTGTCTCACCTTGCAATCGAAGTGCTAATGATTCTGGAAGTCCTAACTTGTTGGCAATTGATTGCTTCAATGAGTTTGTTTTCAATTGCTTGTTTTCTTCTGCAAGTTCAGCGACACGCTTTTTTTCTTTTTCAAGGTCAGATAACTCGGCGTCTTTTTTTGCCTGTTCGGCTTTTTCAAATGCTTCTAACTTTTTGAAATTACGCGCAGCTTCTTCCTCTTTATTTTTAGCGTGTCGTGCCAGTCTCTCGTTTTCAGCCTTCAACTCATCAAGAGTTAACGGTTTTTCTACTGGCGGTACAACTTCAACCTTTGGTTCTACAACAGGTGCATCCGTCACGGGTGCGGGTACTTTCGGTTCGTTTTCCATCTCGGAATTATCCCTTTCGTGAAATGCAAAATGCCAACCCGAATGGGCTGGCTTCAAAATAACTATAAGCGTTGGCTATTATTTCAGTGCGGATTGCGCATCACGCGCTCGATATATTATAGCATACTTTTCAATACCATCGCTTGTGCATAACAAAACTCGATCCCGTTTACGTCCCGGTAACAGGTAACTGACACGCCGCCTTGACATACGTAACCATCTTGTATAGCATTATTTACTATTAGCTGAAAAAATTCAAAAGTTTGTGATTTTATGACAATATATTTGTCTGTTTGTTTTTCTTGTTTTACTTCAAACTTATCATCTTTATATCCAGTTGGAATAACAGGCGCGTTCTTACTTCCCTTTGGTCTACCCATTCTATTCTCCTATCAATTCTTTTAGTGGCGTTACGGTTCGCATCATTCCATATACATCATTTTCAGTCTCTTTGGATAACTGATTGAACTCAAATTTTCCAGACGCCCACGCCTCAAACTTACTATCACCCATCATTTGTTTTTGCATCGTTTCTGGTTGTTCTTTGAACCAATCCTCACCTGATTGAGTAAACGGATTCTCGCTACCGATTGTTTTAGGTAACATACTGCATTCCCCGTTATGGTGATCATCTAAGGTTTCATCATTCGTGTGGAAAGTCCCGTGCATCGACACGCATGACATACAACAATTAGCGCCTAGATTGGCGTACCAATACCAACCATCGACTATATCTGAGTTAGCCAGATATGAAGCCCTGTTCGCCTCGCGATAGCTGTAAATCTGGACAGTCCTTGTCATACGTAAAGCATCCGTAAGTCCACCACCTAAACTATTCTTAATAAGTCCGGCGATTGTCTTTGGATTCTTCCCTAGTGCCACATTATCAATAATCGTTTGTGCAACCCGTAAGGCGTTCTCACCTGCGAGTAAATCTAGTCGTTTCATCAACGCAGAACCTTCACCAAAATAACTAATTAGATTCTCGATAGCCTTTGGATTGAGGTTCTTGAAACTCACAGCCACGGCGGGATTACCCGCTAACGTCAATAGCCTGGCATTCGTGACACCTGACTTGATAGCATCATTTGCGGCTTGTTGCATGACCGTTCCGGCGTACCCTTGAAACTTAGTCAACTCTTTTTCGATCGATACTATGAGTGACTTGTAAGAATCCAACTTACGGATATTCGCAGCGGTCAGGTTTTCAATGTTCGCCATTTCAAGAGTTAATACTTTTATCTTGTCTTGAAGTCTTTGGTACATAGAACCATACGCTTGAATAATCTGATTCAACGCTTTATTATCCCGCGCCTCTAATGCTTTGCGGAATTGTTTTGCGAGTTCAACTATGTTAGTTACTGGTTGATCTGTCATTTATTTTCCTTGCTGTTTACACCTTAAGCACGTCCATATTCCACATGTAAAAGTACCATTAATTATTATTGTATTAAGTTCCCATTTATGACCAAACAATTTACATAATATTTTTTTCACCCTACACCTCCTCAAACTTTCCACTAACCGGCTTCCCGTCAAAAATCATTGTCTCAACTCTCATAACAGTCTTTTGGTCGGGATCTTCTATGACCTCAATCAAACACGGTTTATTATCTGATAACGCTTGCTTACAGATTGATTGTAACTGATTATCCTCTTTGATAACATAATACTTCAAATCGTAGACACTTGCTATTTTTTCGAGTGGTGGTAGTGTCAAATCAGGCGCGTTCGCTCCAATGTGTCTACCCTCAAAATACTTGTTTTGCGTGTTAATAATCGATCCGTAACCGCCGTTATTCAAAATAAACAGCTTCATGGGTAATTGTTCACGCCTTACGACTTCTAACTCCTGTATGTTCAACTGAAAACAACCGTCACCACCTACGTATATCACCCTATGTCGATTGACTAAACATGCGCCTATTGCAATCGGTAATCCTGCCCCCATTGCACCGATAGCCAACGCAGACGGGAATCTTTGACCGTATTTCACCTTCCAAGACTGATACAATCTGCAAGCGTTCGTCCCTGAACTGCCAGTACAAACTATATCATCCTTAGTGGATAGGGTAGATAGGGTGTCAATGAGTAGGTAGTTGTTTATCATGTTGTTGTTTGTTATTATCTGGTGAGGTCTCACTAATAAATTCTTCTGCATCCTCGATAGCCATATCAAAAGCATCCATCATATTCATTCCAATTTCGTCTGAAAATGGATCTTGAGATATTGCCTCTTGCTTCACTTCTTTTCCGGTTCTAATCACTTGCATAAGCAAGAATTGTAGTTTCAAAACTATCTCGCGTTTATTCTGTAAAAGCAAAAATATTTTATTAAGATCGTTTACTTCGCTAGTTGAATCCTCCATTTCTAAATAAGTACTATCTAAAGTAGCAAACCGACTTCTAAGTTTTCTAAGATATTCATTACCGCACACCGTTCCCTCGTCACACCCAAAGGCAGAATTTCCATTGGGAAATACTCCAAAAATATCTGTGTTGAATCCAATAATAAAATCACGAACAAGTTCTTTTAAGTCATCAATCTCTTTCTGATTCTCAAGTTCATTTTTCGACAAACACCCATAATCTTTTTTTAGATTACTTGTTGTTTTTGATTCGCTCATTATTCCTCCAGTCCTCTCCAAGATATGACGGACATTAATACTTTCCCGTTATCGTCTCTCCAATAATGCGACATTAAATCGTTATAATAATATGTTGCGCACGTTACCCAGTCATTTGGAAGTTTCACAAGAACCCTTTTACCGCTTGCAGGTCTAGAAACTTCTGAATTTGGTGTCCACTCGTTTCTTTTCGTTATTGTTCTAGTGATTGATTTTTTTGCCATATGCCTTGCAATATTATCCGGTATGTGTCCTACCTCTCTACTTGCAGAACACACATTGACCGCTCCGTATATCTCATATAGAGCACTTCTTATTCCGAATTCAACGTCTTTTTCATCATCTGGGATAACAATACATTCTCTTACCTTTCCATATTCTATTGCAGTCAAAACATATACGCTTGTCATTTTATCCTCTTATAAAAACCGACCAGTATCCAGTGTTGAGCCTGAATACCAGCCGGTGGTGTTGCATATTTTCGGGAGTTGCTCAACCAACTCATTTGATTTATTATAGCATGTTTTCATGTAATGTACACATTCTCTTTTTGTGAATCTTTACAATCCCGAACCCACTGTGAATAATCCCCACCGATATTCAGCGCGTTCAAAAACTCTTTACAATCCGCGTTTATCTTTAGCCACGTATCGTCAAACTTCTTTAGCTCCGCAGGGTCAATATCTACGACTATTCTCATTGCTTGTTTTGCGAATCCATCTAAATTATAAGCCACTTGATCGAAGTCTAGTTTTACTCCTAAAACTAGAATAAGGTCACACAATCCGGTTATCTTATTGGCTGCTGTTTGACCAATCGTACCGGGTCGGCCACAATAAAGAGGATAGTTGTCTGATAGCAACCCCATTGACTTCCATGTAAGCAATGCGGGGCATTTGAATTTATCAATCAGGTCGTAGAATTGTTTTTCAGAGTTACTTGCTACGATTCCATGACCCGCAAAGATAACAGGCTTAGAACACCCCTCGGTCAATCGTTTTACGTTATCCACACCTACAATGATATTCTCTTTGTTTTGCCAGTCTATCCACTCATTGAATTGAACCGAGAATGAGTCAAGTTTATCAGGTTCTATTTCTGCGCTCTGAATATCCAACGGAATGTCAACCCACACGGGTGCTTTTCTTCCATGAGTTGCTGCATAAATCGCAGCGCCTATAATAACTTTTATCTTTGACGGGTCTTTGACGGTTACCGCGTATTTCGTGATCGGTTCAACTATTGAAACAATATCACACTCTTGAGCCCCTCGGTATCTCATTCCTGATTCGCCTATTAATTGGCTAGTTTGCGCCTGACCCGAAATAAACAATACGGGCATTGCATCCATCCACGCCGCCAGACAAGGAGTTACGGCATTCGTTCCCCCTGGACCTGTTGTAACCATGCACACGCCTAGTTGGTTGGTCATGTGTGCATACCCATAAGCCATATACCCAGCCCCTTGTTCGTGGAGTGCACAAGTATAGTCTAGCTTAGATCGACATAGGGCGTCATTCAAGAACATCGCGCCCCCGCCCGTAAGCAGGAATACCCGTTTGGTGTATTGGCTTATGAAGTCAATAACAAAGTCAGATAAAATCATTTTATTCCAAGATAAACATTTCTATCTTTTTCGGCTTGCTCTATTTCAATTTTTGAACCTACGTGCCAACCCAATGCAAACATCATAGCAGCCACTTCTTTTGGATTATTCATATCGCATGATTGTCCAAAATATAAAGAGCCTTCGATGTTTTTTATTTGTCGTTCGTATAAATCTAATAACTGTTGGTTCATTTGATCCTCCTAAATAATGATTATCTCATTATCACACTCTGATTTTATACGAGCAATCAATTTTCCTTTTTGCGATTGTGCTATGACTAATACAGGAAAGGTATCATTTTGTTTTTTGTCATACGCCGGGAGTCCGTTAATCGTTTCTCCCACATAAGCAGGATCGTTGCAGACAAAGTATTGAACATTAGGCCAGTATCTTGATAATACGTGAGCACATATATCCCCAAACCCCCAAACTACGACCGGTTGATCTATCAGACTTCTTAACTTTAGTTCTTTTTCGTCCATGTTTTTCGTTGTGAATTCAGCAGACATTTTAGCAATTGATATGCCCTTCACAAAAACGTATGTCCTGCATCCACCGTACCTTTCGTGATACTCGCTTGTCTCTTTTAGTTCAAATCCCCATCGTTTCATTAATTTTAGTAAATCAATCATCCTAAAATGGTTAATATGTACTTGCGTAAAATCAAGTATTGGCATTTCTGCAGGACGTTCCAACGCCATCATTCCTGCATCAGGAATGTCTATGATCAGGGTGCCTTCCGGTTTTAGTGCATTGCTAATCTTGTTCATTGCATCATTCATATCATAGATATGTTCTAACACGTGTTCGGCTATGATAACATCCACATTATCCGGCATGGTATCACCGCAGCCAAAGTTTGAGACATTGTAGAATTGATATTGATTTAATACATCACATAATCCAGAATCGCCACCACCGAAATCAACTACTTTTGATGTATTTTCGAATCTATTAGCAATATATACGGCACGTTCACATAACCTAACTTTGTTTGCATCATCCGATACTCCATATCCATATTTTTCAGTGTAATACCAGTCATAATTTTTTTGAGTGACCTCTTGATTATCTCCGTAAAGCATTCCGCACTCACATTTAAACCAGTCTATATAAGTAGGTCGTTTCCATCCATCAGGAACTAAGAAATCAGACCGCCATAATTTTAATCTTTGATCTGAATTACATACGGGACAATTACGCATGTTTATCCTCATATTCTTTATCACATTCAATACACGCCGTCCGGTCAATGTCACCAAAGAACTCGCACGAATCACACCTGCTCTTATATTCTAACATCTGTCTGAGAGCATACTCCAAATTAAAGTGTAGGTTTAATCCCAAGTCCCTCGCTTTGCTGCAATCAGGTACGTAGTAAGGCTGCGGATCATAAAACGCTTTATCAGACTCGATCACTTCGGAAGGTGGTACAACGTAAGACGCTACTCTTTTAGCAAGTTTGTCAATCGTTATTTCGTGATTACCGCCAACGTTGTAAATCCCATTCTCAGATAACATCAACTTACATAACCACACGATAGCATCAGCGATATACATATAGGTTCTAACTGAATGAGAGTAGACAACTAATGGACGGTTGCTCTTTACTGCATCCACGAAGGCGGTAATGGCAAAAAGGTTTTTAAGTCCAACACCACAAAACGCAAAAAGACGCGCTATGCAATAATCTAATCCTGACCTTTTTAGTACCACTTCGCTTCGTGCTTTTTCAACGGCGTAATCGTTCCGGGTGTTATAAAGCATATCCTCTGTTGCTTTTTCGTGTAACGTCCCGTAGACCGCCCCGGATGAAGCGTAAAGTATTTTAGCGTTTGATCGTTTGGCACATTCTATGACGGGCTCAATCGGGGTTGGCGCAAAGTGGAATATGTAATCAAAGTCTACTAAGTGTAAAAATGGAAGTAGGTTCTCTCTTTCGGGAACATATAAAGGTTTACATATACCAGTTAACGCTTTGCGCATCCACGACCCAAAGAATCCAGTCGCGCCGGTTATCAGGACTGACTTATTCTCGAATCCTTTTATGTTATCTTGCATGAATTGAATATCATAAGTTTCTGACATATTACAATCCATCTCCATCCCACATAATCGGGTCTTTTCCAAAAACAAGAGCGGGATAAACTAAGACGATAGGTAGCCCTACACCACATAGAATAGACCCAAACAATGGTTTGTCAGAATAAAATAAAAATAAACCAATAACTGTAAAAACAAGTCCAATAATAACGGTTATGATTTTACCTATCACCTCATCCTCCATATCTCACTATATCAACCCGATTAAGAAACTCACCAATCATACTAACAGTATAGTCTAATTGTTCAAAGTTTAGACCATGCCATGAACCCACCCAAAACGAATCGTTATGGATCTTGTCACAATTAGTAAGCGGTTCGTCAATGATAAAATTCACGTCTTTATATGCAGGTTGTTTTGTGATGTTCCCACCAAATATTACCCTTGAACCAACCCCCTTATTATGCAGGAATAGCATTATGTCTTTACGTGTAAATTCTACCCCGTCCCTCAACGTAAGCGGGAAGCCAAACCAGGGAGTATCGGGTAAAACAGACTTCGGTAAAATAAAGTATCGTTCAAATCGCTTCATTCCTTCGTAAAGATGTTTGAAGTTCCTTATTCTAGTCTCTGTGAATGCGGGCAACTTCTTTAGTTGTTCAATTCCGATAGCAGCTTGAATTTCAGTTGCCTTCAAATTGTAGCCAATATTCGAGTAGGTGTATTTGTGATCGCCATTATCGAACCTATGTCCGCATGTGTTATCGTGTCCAGGTAGGCACCAACAATCCCTACCCCAATCTCTGAGTGATCGTAAAGTCTTATATAATTGAGGATCATCAGTTGTAATCATCCCGCCCTCACCGGTTGTCATGTGGTGAGCTGGGAAGAATGAAAACGTCTGCATCAACCCCGTGTATTTTCCGGGGAACATTGCATCACATGAATCTTCTATGGCATAATCTGAATAATAATTACCGAGAGTCATTGCCCCATAAAAAGGAAAAGTTTCAGCCCTTCCATCGACTGGATTACATAGTAATGTGTCTAAATCAACATCTTGTAAAACAATATTCTTATTTGTTTGAATTAATGGGTTGATAGTCGTAGGGAATGATAAACCTGGAGTAATCCAAAAATAAGGAATTTTATATAATCGGTCATAAGCACTCACGGCCAATAAATTAGCAGACGAACCACTATTCACAAACACACCGTACCTCTTACCAACATATTGAGCAAACTCATGTTCGAATTGTTCACTTAACTTATAAGAGGTGAACTGTCCAGATTTTACAACCCGGATAGCGGCTTCTTTTTCACATTCGTCAATTACCTGCCCTGATATTGGTACACGTAACTCATTACCTTTATTCAAGTAGCACCTCCCAAGTGCATTCCCAAATTTATTATACTACTATTCTCCGCGCGTAAAGTTACTCAGTAAAGCAGCGCCGATGTTATCGCCTTGGGACTTTTCTTTTTGAATCTTTTCGTCCTCGCTCGCATAAACATACCCGCGTTTTTCGGATACAGTTTCCTTTGAAACTAATCCATTCTGTAAGTCGAATGTTAGTCCTTGAATCTCTTCGGCTGTGTTGTTTGGAAGCGGTTCTGGCCATTCAATATGTCCCTCTTCTGGGGTCATTTTAGCGAGTAACAATAACCTTCGGTTGAGTTCCAATAAAGCATCGCCGTAAAGTTGTTTCTTTGTCTCATTCTTTGACAGGCTATCCTGATATAAAACACGCAACCCGAAGTTTGTTAAAGCCCCCAGTTTATCAGCCATACTTGAAATGTCAACAGTACGAGTAATGTCAAATAACGCTTGTCTCATGGTTAGCATGTAGTTGAGAGACGAAGATAGATCGGACTCCATTTCAACGTTGTATACTTTTGCACCAGCCGGAATCAATGTCATTCTGCCAGGTTCTACATCAATCGGAGTATTAGAATTTAATCCCTCTCCAACTGTATGTGGGTGAGCATGAATATCAATGATCTTACTTGTATTGCCAGATGTCTTATTGAGCATATCTTGGAGTTCGTCTACGTCATTTGTTACATCCGGATCACCGTAAACAGATTCGATGTTAATCAGGTTCTGACCGTGAATGATAGGGGGGAAGTCATATTCCCAAATCTCACTTGTCTCAGGAATAAACTTTTTATTCTTGAATATTCCTGACTCAATAAGCCAGTTAGTATCTTGTCTCGTTGTTCGTTCTTGAAATACCTGTGGTTTACCATCCCGTTCAATCATGTAGGTAATGATATAAGCCGTGACAGTTTCAATATCATCCGGTTTAGTTTCAATGGTCATTAACATGGGGTCTAAACAGACTAAACGAGGGTATAACTTCCCTTGATATTCAACCCCCTCTGGAATTACCTTACAATACCACGTTCCTATTTCAGCACCGTTCAACCCAAACTTATGTAACAATATCTCTTTGCGGTTCGCAGCCCAAACCCGTTTGAGATATTCTTCGTTTGGGTTAACCTGACCCTCGACTTCTTCCCCATAATCAAAGTCAATGCCCTTGCCAAACAGCATAGATACAGACCTGTCAATTACTAAGCCGGTAAAATTCATAACGATGTTATAGTCGGGTTGTCCTTGTTTAGTCTTAAGTTGTTTCTTTTGATTGCCCGATCTATAATTTCTACGATGAACCATTACCTTTCGTCTCTCGACATATTCTTTAGGTAACGACCAATCAACTAACCTATTTACTATTGCTTCACGCCATTCTGATATAATGCCCATAATATATACTCCTAGAAAAACGGATTGTCCACTACTTCAACCTTATTGTAAACATTCAAATTGGCAAGCAAGATACTTTCACCTTTATCGGGTGATCTGCCAATCCTTTTTTTTATTTCTTCTTTTTCTTCAACTAAAACACCTGAAGTAGTAACCTTATATTTCGCCACACATAAATCAGCTAAGACCTCATTACCTGGTGGCAAACATACGTTATCCCCGCCGTTTGGATCGAGTGCATCACGCATACGCCAATAATATTCAGCACGCATGTTACGCATCTTTAGTTTACCACTTTTATCCCTGTAATTGCTACTGTTGGCGGCGTTGATAGGATTAACGTTTTTATACTTGTCTACTAAACTGTCATAAACAGACGAACCGATACCGCCAACATCAATATTTATATTTTCAGGCTCTTCGTCACCAAGTGACTGTCTAACAAACTCAGCGGCTATCGGCCCGCTAGGAACTATTGCACCTGGCCACCACGAAAGTTTATCAAACCAATTATCATATCTTTTTGACATACTCATATTATCTCTACCACCCCTTGCAGGGTCAACTCCAATAGCGGTTAGTGGAACTTCTGGTTTCTCTGTTTCTGTCCAACGTCTTTGAGCAGCAATTACCCACTCAGTAGGAATAATTTGCCACGGATCAATAATAGCAGACGCCTTAAAATCACCGTATAACATCTGTGATCTAAGTGGCTCTGGAAGAGATTGCAAGATAGAGCGATATCTATTATCACTTGAAAGGAACGGGTTATCATCTAACTTCGCAGGAATGAATGTTCTTGAAAGTGGGTAAACGGTTTCGTCCCCGTTTTGAATAGGATCACCCGTAAGAAATTCACGCTCTTCACCGTCAATAGTTGCGTACCACCTTAACTCACCTGGTTTAGCAGGATTAGGATGTTTAGGATCAAGCCACGCGCCCCAACGTCTTATAATCCAGTTTCCTGCTTCATCAATCGGTGGGTTCCCGGTTGCTACAATCCTTACGCGTTGTTTTGGATTCTTTGATCTAGTCCACCCACAAATAAAGACAAATTGTGATTCTGTGAATTCTGGAAGTTCGTCAAACAATTTATGGTCATGGGGCCGGCCCTGCCAATCTTTTTTATTATCCTCGTATTGCACCGCGCCAAACTCTAATGTCCTATTGTTTTCTAGTTCCCATGAATGCTCTGATTTATTTTCCCTGCCAGCATCTTTGATTACTTCCCTGGCTTGTTGTATGATTTCTTTTAGGTTTGGGTACACTCTACGAAAAATAGCGGCGTGTTCTGCTAACTCTGAAGCAAGGCCAATTAAAAGACTAGACTTGCCACCGCCAGCAGCTCCCCCATAAAACAATTCGTCCGCTCTTGATAAAAGAGCAAGCCATTGTGGTTTTGATTGTGGGTACCATAACGCCGTCTTATTCTGTATCCTTTCCAGGTATGATTTCTCGGACGGCATCAACGAACTTAGATATTGCTCTATCATATCCATCGGCTGTGTTTATCTTTTCACCTTTACTTGTCAGGTCTACCTTGTCAGTGAATAATCCCTGCGCCTTACCTAGCAACTCAAGCGCCTTGACAGGATCGTGAAACTCATACTTAGTCCCCTCTTTAGTTGGTATAACTGCCTTCAACAAATGTAGTTTTCTTTTTTCGGCGGCAACCTTCAAACCAATATTCAAATCCCCTTTTTCGTCTATGTCTATAATGTCCTCAAAATTAGACCTTGCAATATCAGCCAACCGTGCAAGTATTTCGTCTGTTGTCATTGCATTTTCTGATACACGCGATTCAATCTCTTGTTTAATGTCAACATTTGTCAATAAAGTACATGCAATTGATCTTGCTGTTTTCTTTGAATATCCGGCATAAATAGCGGACTGCGTACCGTTCCATGTCCGCAAGTACTCCTCGATAAACATCTGTTGCTTTTTATTCATAACCACCGCTTGGTTTTTCTGCCTTGATACTAGACTGTAAAACGCTCTTTACTTGTTTTAATACTTCAAGGTTTGCTTTTAATTCTGCATATCTTCCGGCAACGCCTGCAAACTCTATTTGAGTATTGAGTATCTCTTGGCCGACCTTTTCAAGCATTGAAACCTTGCCACCATAATCAAGAGATAAAATATCTGTATCTGATAGTTGACTCATTCAACTCCAATACATTTGATAGGTTCGGTCATGCTACTCCAGTACAAACTGCGTCAGTTAAAAAATTTCTTTATTAGTAAATATTTGACGTAAAGATAAGAAGTTCTAAAAACTTGCTTGATTAATACCCATAATATTACCGGATATTCCTCGCACCTCAAGTGCTTAAATTGTTGTTTTGCCAACCTTACATGACAATCAATATTTGCTATCATCCCGCCCTCCCAATCTTATATCATCTAGCCATTGATTGATTTCTTTTATGCATTTTTCATTAGGCCAGTGAAAATGAAACGGCGGTATTAGTATATCAAACGCAACATAACAATTATGAATCCAGGGACGAAACGCGCGCAAAACACCATGTCTTTTTATGTCACTCTTTAGCGCGTCTAAATAACAATAAAACTCCATCCCATCCTCACAATCATTCCGGTTTAGTTTGATCTATGTGCTCACTAAATCCAGCAACGGCTAAATCAACAACAAGAGAATCAATGTCCTTTTGCAATTGTTTTGCCATTCTAACAGCATCATCAGGGCATTTCTTTATTTCAGCGATCAAATCATCCCACTTTTGACTAATTGATTTCATATATCCTCACAATCTCTAAGCCGGTTATGTTTTATGTTTCCGGCGTGTCAATTCCAGACACCAACCTATCCGTTATACGGCGTTTGCATCCCGTAAGATTATTATACACTAAATAGCAAACCACGACCGATCGTGGTCGTGGTTGCCGGAGGAATGAAACGTGTGATCTAATTTATAGTATCATATCCTCCAAAGAATTACAACGGTCTAGCTGCGTTCTTTACGGCGTCATAAATACCGGATGCTACTAGACCAACAGCCAGTCCAAAGACACTCACTGAAAACCAGCCATTGAAGCCAACAGGGACGGCAACGGTACATTGGTATCCGATCCCTAGAGCTGCACCGATCAACATACTGACAACGATCAACCAGTTACCTTTTAGCCCAAGGCGTTTGACGAACTCAACCAAGCCAAGAACTACGAACACGAGTGGTACTCCTGCAACTAAATACTGTTGAAAATCCATTGTTTACTCCTCTTTATTATCAGGTAGGGTGATTCCAAATATTTCACCAACTAAATCAACAAACTCATCGTGGGTTGGATACGGCATCCAATCAAGTCCCTTTTGAATGCCTTCTTCTTCCATCCTCTCATATAACTTTTCAACATCCTCATGCTTTACTACTGTTTTACCCATAATCCTCCTATTTGAATTGTAGCGGCTCAGGAATTCGTTTCGCCAGCAAGCGCTGATAGTTTTTATACTGGACACCGCTACGTTTATTATACGTCATTTTCCATAGGCAGTCCTCTCGAATAATCCTGATATTCTTTGCAATCACTAGGTAGGAACGTGATAATCTTTTTACGTGTGCTACTGTAAACCACTATGAAATTGTCAACAATATGCACGCTCCTAGAATTAGATACCCTCTTTATTGGTGTAGACTTCCCGGTTTGTATAAGGTGAATTAATCCATAATACTTTTCCCTGTTCACATGAACATTGTATCTCTCAGATGCTCTTTGTTTGGCATGATCCACTATGGTCATTTCAGCGCTTCTCTCACGGCTTCTTTTCCAAACCTCACAATAAGTTCCTTTTCACCAACACCTGACTTCTTTTCACGCAGGATCTGTTTATACCTTTCGTATTTCCATGTTGCAATCCTATCCTTTACTACTTGATATGCTACCCCGGTCATTTTATCGCCTCTCTTAACATCGGAATAAATGTGATGATAGTTACGATCACAATGACCAATAACGCGATCACGTCTTTATACTTTTTCATCATCCTCACTCATCGCCTCAATCGCTTGCTCAAACACTTCTCGATTGTCCCATGCGTTGTGAATTATCAGTAAGTCCGCCCCTACCACTTTTATTGTTGGTTTACATGGACACTCAGTTTCAATGTGTGGGTTTATATCATTCCGCGGAATAATATGTTCATCGTCATTCATGGATTGACCTCGTTCCAGGCTTCGGCTATCTTACGGCATTTATTGTCTGATTTATGCCATGTCAGAGTGAGGTAAGCGCCATTGAGTAAAAATACTTCTACATCGCGGTGATCAACTTCGTCCAGAAATACAACGATTTTAAATAGGTTCATTTTCTGAATAAGTTCGCCAAGCAACTCCCCCGCAAACTCCCAGGAATTGCAATAGTCTGGAAAATCACCCTCGTAGACAATATCGCCTTTAGGGTCACGCCATAATTTTTTGTATTCCCCGTTGTCATACTGAAACTTGTACCCTCTTTTCTTTGCGATGATTTCGTTTAGTTCCTGACAAGTCATTGAGTTGGTCATGGCGTATGTCCTTCGATAAATTGACTTATTAGACTTAAGATAATTGACAATTCGTCAAATATGAAAATCAATAGATAGAGAATTATAATAATCACCGCGACTGGCACCCTTATTGGAAGTAGTAATATTATTTTAATTATTTTCATTCGTCCCTCTTGTCTGGATTACGATAGGTACATTGATACAATTTTTCTGCTGGATTAGTCGAAATCATCATAATCACACCAAATATAATTAATACCCCTAAAACAACAAAAATTATAATTATCCACATATCATTTCATCCTTTCACGAATAGACGTACCGTGTCCAACGCTATCAAGTTGTTCAAGTCTCACGGCACAAAGAATTTGTTTTTCATATTTCCAGTGAAATAGTCGTACCAATCATCACCCTTCGCATGTTTGTCAATTCCATCCATAACGCTTTCAACAATCATAGAATCGTAAGCCACCAATCCCACGCCACCGGCTTCTGCAACTGATTCAAGGAAGGCGATTTGATCCTCTCGCGCTGGTTTTGCTCCGGGTCGCTTTACCTCACATGCACAATAAATTCCTTTGTAGCAAAATATCAAATCAGACGTACCCTTTTCGGCACCCCGGATTACCTGTATTTCATTGCCACGTTTGAATATCGCTGCGCCTGAATTGACACGGGTAACTACACCGCCGCGCGCCCGGATTAGATCAATTATTGCTCCCTGTATTTGGTGTTCGGTAGCCGTGATTGATTTAGGCATGGGGAGACTCTGATTTATGAATAACAATCTCTCTACAAGAGGTTGACGAATACGACGGCATGGTTATGAGTATTTTAGTATCAAGGAATTTATGATTTGCGGACTCAATGAGTCCACCGCATTCCTTACAGCGATAAACAGAGTCCGTTCCACGTTTTATTTCAAATGTTTGGGTAAACGAGGTGCTCATTTCTTTTCCTTCCATTCCAACCACTTCTTAGCGTTTTCTTCCATGAATTTTTCAGGTGGACTGCTGGCAACTTGCATCCGTAAAGCGGTTGGCATTTCAAGAAACAACTCCATAGCATATCTAGGGTCATGGGTGAAGTCTGGTTTACTGGTTGCGCATTTCCCATCTGGAGACATATACGGAAAATTTAAGTCACTTCCAACTCCCAAATCAAAGCCCCTTGCAGAATACTTCCACCCCTGCAGATCGCATATCCTCTCATTGATTTCGTCTGTCATTCAATCATCCCTTTCACCTTTTCCATGAGAGTGGCGTGTTTCTGATATTTCGCCTCATATCCGCAATCACACGGTTCTTTTTCGCGTCCATAATGTTTGCCTAATAAACTTTGTGGGCATGTTTTTGCGTGATTCTGCTCCCAGCTTGGGCAATAATCTTCAGCAAGTGATATTGCGTCCTCTTTTAGGTCGGAGACGAGTTGGCGAAGAGTAATTATTTCTTCTGCCATGTGTTTATAACACCCAAGATCACCGGCCACTCCACAAACCGGACACCCTAGACATTCGCAATCAGACAAATGGCATATATCGCACGGTGGCACTTCTATGTTTTCCATAGGCTCTATCATCATTTCACCTCTTTCAACGCGGCGTGGGCTATGTCTAGAATATCATCTACATTGAGAGGATAAATACCGTCTGATTTATAAATTATTCGCTCGGCAAGTTGGTGAATTTTTTGATGCGCCTCTCTCAATTTTGCGTTTTCTGTTTGACTTTGTTCCAACATTATCTGTATAACTTCGGTTGCGTTTTCACTTGATGTAAGAGATAAGTTAGATTCATCAAGAGCAATTCTCAGTCTCTCGTTTTCTTCGTAGAGTGATTCAAGAATCCAAGAAACCAACAATACGTTTCCACCTGGAGGGGGTGATCCAGCGGGTTGATATTTTTGCGCCTTATTAGTAATTGCCTGAATGTCGTCGGAGAGAGCGTCAATTACTTCACACGCAGCCGGATAAGTGCCACCATAATTAGTCATTGTTCACCTCACTTAGTATTGGCGGTACTTCGCGGTAATACAGCACGGTTTTATCAGTCGCCCAACCATCGCTGAAGTAGTAATGTTCATGCGCCGCTGTTTTGATTGATTGTGGTAATAATTCATTCAAATAAAGGATTTCATACAAATCGCCATCAACCTTCGGGTAAGTGTCTGGCTCACCTTCGATGTAGCGAGTCCACGAGGATTGAGATTCCGCTTTTTCGAGGTCATTGATTATCGCAAGTGTGTCCGATCTAGTCCAGCAACCTTTCATAAGGTTTTCGCGCATTTCCTGATACTTACTCATTTTTCACCTTTGATCCGGTTGACTAACCTAAACCAATCTAATGCCATTTGGTTTTGTGCACTTGTAAAATACGCTCCATTGTTTACAGCTTTATTCCCCGCCTCAATCAACCTTGTTACTTGTGATTGAAGTTTTTCAACATAATCTTTTATTTCTTGTACATTTTTTACATCAACTGTTAAGTGCAATTCGTTACTAGCCATTTGTCACCTCAGGCTTCACTAAATAAACTAGATTCATGTACTGCCATCCCAAATTAGGCTTGACTCCAAACTTCTTTTCATACTCTTGATATGCGTCCTCAATAGTTTCACCCTTCAAAATAGAGAATCCTTCTATGTCATCTCTTTGTGGCATTTCTCGGAATTCACTACATAGTGTGAGGTTCATAGTAGCTTCTTTACGAATACGTTCCAAGATTCAATAGCACATTCTTTTGAAATAAGCCCAGCTTGTGAATAATGAGTATATCCATTCATCCACTTCCATTCCCAAGTTCCAACGGGAAGTTGTTTAATTTCAGGCTTCACCCCATCAAGTTCCAACGGTTGTTCGTCCTCTACTATCTTGATGGGATTACCGCAATGAGGGCAGAAATCTCCTCCCTGTTTTAACATATCTAATTTGTGGCTTGATACATAATAGTGTGTTATTCCGTTGCAGTCTGGTAATTTCTCCCACTCACAGTATGTGTCTGATAGATCAAGAATGGCATAATGAGCAAAATCTACGTCGCGGTCAAAAACGTAGTTATAATCACCAATGGTTTTTATTGTTCTATGACCGTCAAATAACTCTGCTGGTTGATTCGCATAAAACTCGAAATAAATCCTTTTATCCTTCACTTGCTCAAACGTCGGCTTTTCAGTTAACCATTTCATTTTAGCTCCGGATATTTCTTGTACAAGTCTCTTTGCATCATTGATTGAATGTCTGAGTCTTGGATATACGTTTTGAAGAAATTAAATAGCGCCTGCATTACACCTTTTTTCCAGTCGAATGTGTCGCTATGTTTACAGACTGAATAATCCGAACATGTGTCGCTGAAATATTCGTCTTTTTCTTTGTCAAGCGGCGGGAAGTTTGCTTCAATGAGAGTAACTGGATTACCAACAATCACCACGAATTCAACGTTACTGGACTTCCATTTCAGACGCTTGCCGATATTCTCAAGCCGCGCTTCAGCGGATTGAATACGTTTATTCAAATCCAAAATAGAGGCAACCATTTTGCAACCATTATCAAAAGAATTGCCAAATTCCTTCCATAAGCGGTCAAACTCAAATTGACTTCTGTTTATTTTTTCTTCTTGTCGATCATAATCCCGTATCTTTTGCAGCCAGGATTTCTTCTTTGGGGGATTTTCTTTTCCGTGTATTTCACATGGTTTTTGTTTTATCTGTGGATATAAATTGAAAACGCCGTGCTTTGTGTTTTCCGGTATCCATCCTGCTAACTCTGACATAGCAGGTTCTTCTATGGGTTCGTATTTGAACTCATACAGAGGCCATACATCGCCATCTTCGAAAGTAAAACTATCGCAATAATACCAATCATTACTGCGCCATTTTTTAATTTTGCCACTTCCGCACATTCTAACTTTAGTGCATATGTCCCTTTTTGAAAATTCCGTTATCCTTACTCTCATTTCATCCTCTCCATTCTTTTTACTTCAATTGAGTTGAACCAAAGTTTACGTTTACCTAATCTAACCAGCATCCCGCCTTCAGGTAATACCCTAAAGGTGATCGGCTTTCCATAAGGATTGAATTTCTCAGAAAGTTTTATTGCAATTTGTCTCATGTCTATCATAGTAAACTATTCTTACCTTGAAAGTATAGTGATTTTAATCACTGCTTTAATATTACATAATCCTTGTATTGTCACCGGCTATCTGATTCAACTTCTTATTTAATTCGCGTTTACATTTCTCACATGTTATTTCGTCACCGTCTCGATATCTTTTATCAACAGACCACCTGCCGTCGTGTGTGATCCATGTCCTACAAAGTGTTTGCGTATCACCCTCGGAAACATGCGTTTTTTTGCTATTATTTAAATGTATTATTATCATTTCTCTCCCTATCTATACTGACTGACCCAATTTCTTTGTCAACTCACTAACTCCGAGTTGATACTTTTCACTCATAGCACGGGATCCAGGAAGCATCTTTATATCGTTTTCTGCTCTCATAACAAGTTGTTCATATATTTGTCTAAATTGTGCTCTTGCAGTTGGAACGTCATCTGACAAAAGAGTATCCCAATTCCCTAAACAATCATATGCTTTTTCAACCAGCGGGTGACTGAATTCTCCTCTTGTGCCTCGGATACATTTTTTATGACACTCTTCCCAGGCTTCACCCCATGTCGGAATATTAGGCTTCATCAATGATAATGCTTTATTTCGTAACTCTGACAACGCCGGGAAGAAAATCAATTCAACGGATAGTTGCTGAGCTGCGATCATCACAATTTCATCCGGTATGTCCTGCATGAGACTAGTCCATAAATCCACTTGTACATTTTCCAGAGTGGGTGGGTTCTTTGTTGACTTTGTAAATATTGTCATTGCCGCTAACATGATCGCTCTACTAGCCATTATTCACCTTCGCCATTTCTTTTGCCATTTCTGATTTCAGGAATTCATCGTTTTTATCTGCAAGTGTTTGGGCTTTATTTGGCTTATGTACCGCCTGTATCCTAATGTTCATCGCAGTAATAGCAGGTTTTACAATCGACCCGTAATAATTAAACGTGTTGCCTTGATCTACGTACCATTGATAACCAGCTTGAATATCCTCTCGGATAACCCCGGCGGCTTCCAGTTCGTCAATTGCTTTTATGTCTTTGAATCCATTACATAATTTTCCAGTTATTTCTTCAATCATTCTTTGAATAGGACGAATAGACGATTGTTCGGGCGCGTCACGTTCATTTTCTTTTGTTTCTATTGAGTTCATTTCATTTCTTTTAAGTTCATTTATAGGTTTAGTAACTGTATTAGTAACTTGGTTAGTAACCGCGTCTTGAATGGGGTTTATATTGTTATTCCAACCACCCTTAGAATCCCAATTGGTGTTATATGATTTTACGCTTCCGGCAATATGCGCTTTTATTCTATCCGTCCATCCAATAGGTGCAGTATATTTTGATGGCATTGCCCAGGTGGGTGTTTGATATGTCCACCACTTAACAATTTGAATCATATTTTTTCCGTCAATTGAATAGCGGTATATTTTTTTAGTGGAATTAAATTTTTCTAGTCCCGCATTTATAATTTCAACTTGAATAGAATCGTCCGGAAAAATGGTTGAATTTATATAATTTGGCTTATCCTGTAATCTTCCTTGATCGTCTGCACATTGAGCAATAATACCTATCCATAAAAGGCGCTCCGTTAGTGTGAGTTCGCAAAAGAACTCATCATTGAATATATCGCTTGCAATCATGCGTCCTCTAGCCATTTATGACCTCTTCCATTCTTACTTTCCACTCTGACCAATTGTTAGAGTTATTTATTATTAATTCTAATTGATCAATATCATTTGTTTTTTTGTATGCCAATTCTAGTAAATTCATTACTTCATATCCAATATAAAACCTTTTGGAAGTCATGTATCCCCTTAGTCTATACAAATCTCTCAGATATGGTTTTTTTCGTTGCAACTCTCTGTTTCTTGCAATTTTTGGAATATATTCCAAAAATTTATCAACGGATGTTGAATATATAGCATCACCTTTTGAGTATTCAATATATTGATCTGCCGAAATACTTGTGCTTTCAAGCATTTCAGATAAGCCGTACTTTCTTAACGCTGATTTTATATTCTTGATTCCATTTTCATTCAAATGAAAACGCGGCATTTTTTCTGTTATGTATTCAATCAATTTTTCAACTTCTTGTTCTTTGATATTATCCAATGAACCGCGCCACTGCATCATCATTTCAATTTGTTCGCGCCGTTCTTGTAATTCGTCAAGTTGTTTTTTACGCTTCAGCACCACCGCGTCATCTGATAATTCTCTATCTGATTTTCCACTGTTGCAATCAAAACAAGCGGTGATAAGGTTCGTAATATCATCGTCCCCGTCTTTTGAAACTGGTTTAATGTGATCTACCACTAATAAAACAGTTGGTGCAGACTTTCCACAATATTGACAAGTAAAACTATCACGCTTAAATACTTCAAACCTTGTTTTTTTCGATAATCCCTTTCTTGCTACCATGATTCTCCTTAAAACAAAACCCCGGCTGCAATTCCCATTTTCCTTTACCGTGTCGAGCGATTAGGGGTGAGATTGTAACCGGGGTTTTGTTGGCAAAAGAAAAATCCCTTTAATCACTCGACATGATTATTATAAGCTACTTGTCAATATATTTCAAGTGTCAATCCATTCTTTTACACACTTTTCAATAATAAGCAACTCCTCATCCAACGGCTTCAGGAATCTCACCATCCAGTCATACGCAGCGTCGTAGATAGGTGGAATAAGAAATATATTTAGCGCACGGTTAATATCATTCTCTGTTATTCTGGCATGTGTGTCTATTTCATAGTCGATGGTCATTTGATCGTCGGGGGTCATAAGTAATCATCCAATCTATGTATGGCCACTGTGAAATAACTTTCGTCTTTTTCAATTCCAGTAAAATCTAATCCAAGGTTTGCACACGCAGCGCCAGTCGTTCCGCTACCCATAAACGGGTCTAATACGGAAGTACATCCCTTGAACATTTTCAAGACAGTGTCATATAATACCAACGGGTCTTGATAAACATGCGCTTTATTTGATCCACACAACGAAGGTACTCCTATTGTGTCTGACCAAATATACTTATTAACTTTATATTCATCGCTAATTTGGTAAACAAGAATAGGATTGAACCGCCATGCCATTCGAGAAAAACCCTTACCCCATATCATCATTCTTTTAGGTGGGTAATCTGTAATCAGTTTATTTATCTTTGTAGCGGAGTGAATAATTATTAAAACCTTATCGGTAACCCGGTACATTTCTTTATACCAGCTGTCATACGTTGGCCAATAGTCAGTTATTACGTCTTTTTCTTTGAAAGGTGGTGACGTAAAAACAATATCAAAACTTTTATCGTCAAACTTTTTCATTTCTTCTAAACAATCACCAAGTATTAATTTCAACTTATTCTCCCTTTATAAACGAATTAACCAATCCTAAATATATTTCAACGGGAGCGAACGGATCCATTCACCCACATCAAACCCGCGCTCTATTTGCATATTCACGAACGCCTGTCGATTCTCGAATGAGTTAGCGTGCTGTGTAAGATTTATGGTATGGTGGTTCTACTTCTTTTCTTCCGTAAATAATTCCAATGCCCTCTAATCCTGGTTGCCCTGGAACCATTTCTACCTTTGCGCTGACCTCGTCCCCATATTTCTGCTTGATTAACCTAAACATATTGTCCGCTTCTTGTGTCAATTTATGCGCTCTGGAATACAACCCATTCACAAAGTGGATAGCTTCAGCCGAATCGTCTCCGGCGATTGAATACCCTCGTTTTGCGATAATTAAGTATCCTCTTTTGCGTAGTTCCTGGATACATAAGCGGACTTTGCGCATTTCAATTTCTCCGGTATATGAGCAAAATTCTCCAAAAACATACCACCCAATATTACCAAGCGCTATTTGTTCTGGATAAACATACTCTTGAATAACCCTCAATACCGATTGTATTTCATCCTCGTTTACTGTTAGACTAAAACTCATATCATCCTCCATTCATAATTTTACAAAAGTTTGGCGGCTCGAAGGTACGCTCCCTTTCCTACACTCACAGAGTTCGGCTCCGATATTTTTTTGGTGAGGGACACCGCCAATTGCAAACTGGTTACTCAAGGAATTTCACGCTTCACCCGATAGTTTTGAGCGACATAACCAGATATTGCCTATTCAGTTGTTAAGGTTTGGCGGTCAGGATTTGTTTGGTCACTTGATTGGATTCCACAATATATGAGGGTTTGTTCGCCTGGATAAATCCCTGTGCGGTTGCCACCTCATTTATCTACTGTCATAACTTTTGGACAGTGCGATAGCGTTTTCCTACAACGCCGCCGCCAAAATATTCAGTTGTTAAGTTTCATGGTTTCGATAACTGTAATTATCATAACCTTGATCACTTGTAAGTCACTCCCATGCCAGCCATGTCAAAACGGCTTGTGATCTTTTCTCCTTGATAGATAGCGCACCAATTTACAATAGCCATTTGACCATTCTCTCCGTAGATTTCTATTTTTGTTACGCCTCCTAGACCAACTTTCCAGTACCCTTCTTCTGAGTTTGTTGCAACCCATACTGAATCAATTTCTCTCGTATCGTGTAATAATTTTTCCATCCTTACCTCCATATTCGATACACCGCTTACAGGAGCGGGGGGTAAGTTATTTCGCTAACTCTTCAATTCTGATGCAATCACGTAGACAATCCAGGTGAATACGCGCCAATGTGAGTTCGTTTGACTTGGACTTGTAAAGCGTTTCTAATTCGTCTTTGAGTGTGTATTGTTTTTCAAATAACACCAATGCCGCGGCTTTACGCGCCCCATCATTTGACCCTGCAACCCTACCGTCCGCCGTGGCTTTCAAAACTTCGACTTCTAATTTTTCTTTTGCGAGTTCATACTCAAATCCAGCGGTTTGCATTAAAGCAGTTGCCGTTAATACATTTTCATACGCCTGTTTTACTTCTAATTCAGTAACCATTTTTCTCTCCTTGTGAGGTTATCCTGTATTACCTCACTATGATATGTGTACAGGCACAGATGGAGTTACTTCTTATTCAATTCGTGCATGGCAGCGTTGAAATCACCGCCTTGATTATTCAAAATATCTTGCCCGGCAAGGTTTGATAATCCTTTTTCCTTGACGACTGTCCAGAATTCATTTGAAGTAACGGTGTGAACCTCTTCTTGTTTTTTTGGATTCTTCGGTTCTTTTTCTGGTTTTTGATCTGGTTCAAATCCTAATTCAGTGAGGTTTTCTTCAACGGTTTTTCGTGGTTCAGGAAGTTTTTCTGGTTCCTGCATAACGACATTATAGTCCTCTGAATCCACCACATCATCCACTCCAACGGGTTCAGGAAGGCGAAGGCGCGGGAATCGTTTCCTTAGTGCAAGTTTTTCACCGCGTTTTTTTGCGCGTTCATGGCGGTCAAAACCCTTACCAAAATTTTCATCGCCAAAGACAACTCCATAACCAATCCAAATAGGTTCATCGCCTATCAGCTTTTTGGCTTCGTCAACAACTTTCCAAAAATCAGCGGGCGTTGCATTGAAACCTTGAAGGGCTTCACGTAACATTGCAATAGTTTCCTTTAGAGAATCGCGCCAAATCTTTTGGGTTCTTGAGTCCCTAAGAATAACCTTGTAGGCAATATCTTTTTGTGGATCAAAAACGCATTCACCGGATTGAGCGTTCTCATAGGAAGTCCAAATATATCCTGGGTCTTTTTCGCCACTTAATTGCGCCTCATATTCCAACTGCTCTTGTGCTTTTCGTCTCCATCCAGCAATACCAGGCCCCGGCCCTTTTGTAGGGATATACCAACACTCTTGAGCTAACGGGTCAAGCCCGGTAGATGCAGCGTATTGAGCAAGTGAAAAAACCTCATTATCTGAAAGTTTATTGCCATTAACGATCATGTATTTCAATCGTTGCGCTAATCCCCTTGCAATAAGTTGAACTTCACTTGTTTGTTTTACTTCCGTTTGAATTGCTTTAGTTTGATCTGTCATTTCATCTCTCCTTGTTTTTCGTAGACATACATTCCGCGTTCGAACATTCTTTGAATAAGATAACCTGGCATAGAAATAATAAACGCACATGGCTTGTATTTCATGGACATGTAAGGAACGGACACGCTCCTTTTTTCTTTTGCCAGTTCAGATAATCTTGCTAGAGTAGTTACTTGCTCACTCATTTCAATCCTTCCCGTTACCGATGTTCGCATTACTTGACTTTCGTTTATTTCTTCATCATCCTCTTTTCTAGGGTCGGTATCAAACGTCTCGCCACAGTCAGGACAATCCCAAAAATCCATTGACAAATTATCTGAAAAAGTCGGGGCTATTCCTTTTGGCAAAACGTGTCTTACGTTCTTGTGGTTACACACGTTATACCGACCAGGTCTTATTTTTTACCCAGACGAAAAGCGGGATAATCCCAAACAGGAATAGACCGCGCCAATAGGTTTTGATTCGTCCATAATTACTTTCAGTTCTCCATGCGTAAATTACTATCATTCCTCACACCCCTTCCCTGATTGACGATCCTCAATTTGTGTTTTAGGATCGAGAAATACATCTCTTATTTCAATAGTTCCGTCTGCGTGTTTTGCCATGACCCCAACCTTTGATTGACCAAAGTTTTCTTCAGGTTGAGATATAACGACTAACATCTCACTAACTTGACGGGTCATTGATCTATTGCCTCTTTGTGCCATGACTCTGATTTTCTCATGCGCTTCTGGTGTTACTCTAATCTTAGGGCGATTATCTTTTGCCATATCAACTCCAATCTTCTGCTTCTTGGCGGGTTATAAAGAAATGAATACCGCCACCGCACTCAATAGTCCAATCATCATCCCATTTGTCACAGGTAACGATTTTACCAACAGCATATTTGAATTTTTCATCATAAGTTGAATATCCGGTTTTTACTTCTTTTTCGCCATCCCAAATATTAATAACTTTTGCGAATTCAGAACGGCATTTTCGATTAGTCGCGTTTGATCGCTTTGATGTAGTAATTAACAATTTTGCTATTTTACCGTCTCGGAGTTTCTTCCATCCTATTACATCACCCTCATCCGGTAAAACAGACAGATAGCTTTTAACATAGTTGGGGATGTTTTCCGCGCCCCGCAAATCCGCGCCCTGCAAATACGCGCCCTGCAAATCCGCGCCCCGCAAATCCGCGCCCCGCAAATCCGCGCGCTCGCCACCTTGATCTGTAGCCCACAACTTATGTGCTTCTAAAAT